AGTCTCTAAGTTTCATAATTTTTTAGCTGCTCTAAGAGATGATCCACCTCAATGGTTGACAGCAAGTGAAGAAATGCTCGATTCGCGTTGGGCCAAACAGACCCCCAACAGAGCGAAAAAAATGTCAGAACTCATGGCAAGTTTAGCATAGCAGAACGGCTTTGATACAACTTTATAATGATGACTGTCTTGATGTATTACCAACATTATCAGACAAAAGTATAGATCTAATTTTAACTGATCTTCCTTATGAAACTACAAACTGGACAAAAGAAAAATGGGATGTCGGACTTCCTTTTGATTTAGTATGGGAACAAATTAAAAGAGTTAGAAAAGAAAAAATTAGTGTTGTATTATTTGGACAGGAACCCTTTTCTACAAAATTAAGATACAGTAATTTAGATGAATTTAAATATGATTGGATTTGGATAAAGAAGAATAAAACAGGTTTTTTAAATGCAAAAGTAAAACCATTAAAACAATATGAAATTATCTCTGTATTTTCTGATGGAACAACATCACCTAATAGATCAAATAATATGCCCTATTATCCTCAGGGGTTAGAAGAGGATAATCAAATCATAACACAAAAAAGAACAGGATCTTTCAATATGGCAGCCAGTATAAGAAAAGATGCAACTTACACAAAAAAACATAAAAATTATCCCTCAAATTTATTGTATTTTAATAGGCCTAAAGAAAATTTTCATCCAACACAAAAACCTACAGATTTATTAGAATACTTAATAAAAACTTACAGTAAAGAAAATGAGACAGTCTTAGATTTTACCATGGGATCTGGGTCAACAGGAGTGGCTTGTAAAAATTTAAATAGAAAATTTATAGGTATTGAAAAGGATCAAAGATACTTTGAGATAGCCAAAAAGAGAATTGACAATGTCCTCATCTGACGATTTACTTAAATGGGACGGCTTTGACGACGCTATCTTAGGGGTGGGTTCTCGTTGTGGTATGGACGACATACTAGTTTATAGTAAAAAGAAAATGGCGTATATCTTGAGAGACAGAGATAACATGGATATAGAAGAGGCGATAGAATACCTCGATTTTAACGTTTTAGGGGCCTATATAGGCAAAAGAACACCTATCATAGTGGAAGACTTCATTTAATGGAAGAAGAAGCCATACCAGAAGTTTGTCCTGTTTGTGAGTTTGACTTGGAGGATTGCGATTGTTTCACATATTAATAATTATATTCTTACTACTTATCACGATTTTATTAGGTTTTTTATGTATTATGATCTATGCAATTGGCGATCAGTTGCATGACAGTAGAAAAGAAAAATGATATAAAAAATTATGGCCAAAGATAGTATAGTTACCATAAACGCAGACTTTGAACCAGTAAGACAATCTTACTTTGATAACATAGCGAAAAAAATGACTACTGAAGATTTAGTAAAGAAAAAAATAGAGTATCAAAATAAAATGGATAACAATGTAAGCGCTAAGGGTCAGATGCGTATTTTTAATTATTTAAGTAGAAGATTTCCAAAACTCACAGGTAATGAAACAAAAAGTGAGGTAAGAAGTAAAATGGAAAAAACAGGAACCTTATTTGGTCAAACAATAATAAAAGCTTTCTTAGGTGAAGTAAAAGCATTTGATAAGGAATTAAAAAACAGAAATGTAAAAATAGATCCTGCTCGGTTTAAAATTCCTGCCATACGAGGAGCTGGAGGAGGATTTTCTGGCCCTATTATGAATTTAGAAATCGGACCGCAAATTCTTAAAGTAGATGATACTTTTCGTGGATACTCTGCTGGAAGCCTTGTAGATAAACCTTTATACGACGATTAATTTATCTTAGTCTATCCTAAAAATAAAAGAGATTGATTTTTAATCTTCGCTTAGTATAAAATAGGAAGTTTACACTATATACAAGGAGATTATTATGAACATTGATGAAATGAAGAGCGTTATTGTCTACTTAACAGACAAAGTAACCAAATTAGAACAAGAGAATATTGCATTATCAAATAAAAGAACATGTGAATGTGAACAAGAAGAAGAGGCATCAGTGCCTGTAGGGAACAACATTATTAGGTTATTTCCTTACACGGAGGCGTAAGCGAATACGGCGACGATTGCGTCTCTTTTTGGACCCTATCTTACGTCGCCCCTTATGCTTTTTCTTTTTTAGAACGGAGCTCATCTTTATCCTGATCTGACTGTTGGATCCTTGCTCTCCAATAATCTCTTTCTTTCTCTGTTAAATCTTCCCAGCGTGAGTGTTTAAACCCTGTCTTATCAACTTTGTATCTTAGGTTCTTTGCCCTTTTATCATACACAGTTGTTTCAGTCATGAAGTCCACTAATATTTTTTTCGTGTTTTTTCCATAAACGACGGCCCTCTTCTAAAGTTATTTCCCAATCAATGACATCAAACTCTTTTGTAGAACCGTCAGTATAATGAACTCGGACGCGATTAACCACGTCACCTGACTCTTGATTTTTTTCTTGAAATCTTACGACGCCACTAACTATTTTTTTTGTCATCCTTTACGTGGCCCTGAGGGGGCATATTTGTAAAGTAAATGGAACGCACATCTTTTATGGCGTGTTGTAGTTCGGCTTTCTCTCGTAATACTCTGTATAGTTCTTTGATATGTTCAGCGTGATCATGTTCTTTACTTGTGATGTACGCTGGTACACTTGTTAATAAAACCTCTTTAGCTTCTAACTCTGATAGATCTCCTATCATTTTATTTAAAACTGATATGTATAATGCTCTCTTTACGTTATCTTTATTCTGTTGTTCTTGCACTGTGGTCCTCTCCATTCTGTACGATTGGTTGATTACTTTCTTGTTCGTGTTCTTTGTCAATTAAATAATGTAAATAAGAACCCATAGACATATATTTCTTTTGTGCCATGGGCTTTGCCTTATTGTACACATCAATTTTTATAGCTACAGATTTATATTTAGTAACATCTGTCATTTCTTTCTCCTAAATATTATATCTTTTGTCATATAATAATAGGTATATATGGGAATTTATATGATAGTCAAGGATATAATTTAAATTCTAAACCGATAACCCACCCGACATTACCCTCGACTTCGTAAGCAGGAGCTATGAACCAATTATCTTTTTTAATTCTAATCATAGGTGCAAGACTTATTCCACTATATCCAGTTACCACTCCATATTCAAAAATAGAGTGTTTTTTACCTATATAAGCGCTAATATTACTTTCACTATTATAATAAACACCAGATATGGTGCTATTTACTGTGCAACGTGCGTGAGGATGAATAGAATTATATTGATTATCTAAACCAACGTGAATAGATAAAGCTAATAAAATTGATAAACAGTTCAAAAAACCTAAGTATCCTGTTTATATAAAATATCCTCTAAACTTGCGGCTTGAACACAATTAAATGATAGGCTGACATATCCTTCTAAGTCCGTGAGGTCCTCTTGAACCCATTGATAATATTCATTACATTCTTCGTAGTCAGGGTGAGTAACTTCAGACGCTACTCTTAAACATTTTTGATCCATACCCGTGCCTACACACATCCAACCAATTAAAAAATATTTTAGCATTTACTCCTTTTCAATATACTCGAATTCTACTTTCAACCTTATCTGTTCCTTGGTCCGTTGTCTAACAATCTTTGAGCCTGGTCGCCAACTTTTTGTCCTGCGTGATGTTGTCTTAACATCTATCAACCTAACCTCACCAGTTTCGTGGTGAACTAATACCATATCAATGGGGCCCGAACTAGATACGTTTTTAAATACCTCATAGCCTTGCTCTAAGAATTTAATTATGGCTTTGTACTCGCTAATATCACCAATTACCCTTTTTTCATTTCTCCCCATGATGATCCTATGTCCATGTCTACTTTTAAAGGCACCTTTAATTGCACTGTATTCTCCATGGTTTCTTTTATTTTTTGAGCTTGTTCTTCAGATTCAATAGAACAATTTAATTCATCGTGAACTTGTATGTGAGATACTACTCCTTGTTCATACAAATCCACCATAGCTTTTTTAGTCATATCTGCACTCGACCCTTGTATCAATCTATTTAAAGCTTTGTAAGTCCATGCACGTTTTAAGTCACGTCCATATTCTTTCTCTGCCTGCCATAACGGCAATGGTTTATGTATACCAAACGCTTTTGGTTCCCATGTATCAAATCTACATTTACGACCTAATAGTGTTCTAAGAAAGCCTACATTTTCTGCTTTACGAGTTGCCTGTTCCATTAATTGTTTTACAAACGGAACATTAGCGTGAAACTGTGTGAACAAATCCTCTGTTTCGTCTTTGTCTAATCCAAGCTCACTTGCGAGCTTACCCTTACCCATACCATACATCATACCTAAATTAATTGTTTTCGCGGTGCTTCTATCAATACCAGCCATGTC